GATGTCGATGTTCACACGGCCCAGTACCAGGGGCCGCCGTATGTGTATGGCTTTGAGCGGATCGCCACCGGGTGCGGCGTAATCAGCGCGCAGGCGGTGGCGGCGGTGGAGTCGGTCGCCTACTGGTGGTCGCCCTCTGGCTTCTTCATGTACGACGGATTCGTGCGCCCGCTCAAGTGCGAGGTGCTCGACTATGTGGTGAACAACCTCTCGCAGACCCAGCGCTCGAAGGTGTACGCCGTCGCAAACAACCAGTACGGCGAGGTCTGGTGGTTTTACCCGAGCGCCTCAAACAGCGAGTGCGACTCGTATGTGTCGTACAATTACCGCGAGGGGCATTGGTCCATCGGCACCCTGGCGCGCACCGCCGGCACCGACCGCGGCGTCTTCAGCTACCCGCTCATGGTCTCGCCGGACGGCTATGTCTACGAGCACGAGGTCGGCGTCACCTACGACGGCACGGCGCCGTTCGCGCGCTCTGGCGCCATTGAGCTGGGCGGCGGCGAGCGGCTGATGGTGGCGCGGCAGGTTATCGCCGACGAGAACGCGATGGGCGCGGTGTCGCTGCAGTTCATCACCAAGTTCGCGCCGAATGGCTCGGAGACGACCAAGAGCTACACCATCGACTCCATCTACACCCCGGTGCGATTCACCGGGCGGCAGGTCGAGATGCAGATCACGGGCGCGTCTCCGGCCACAGACTGGCGCGTCGGGACGATGCGGCTCGATGCCGTGGCGGGGGGAGAGCGATGAAAGAGGTCGAGGGCATCGAGCACATCGCGCCATTCCGCGAGCCCATCGAGCGCGCGCTCGCCGAGGGCTACGGCCAGATGGGCTACCACGACGTGCTCGACGGAATCGCGCGCGGCGAGTACCAGTTCTGGGCCTCGAATGATTCGTGCGTGGTGACGACCGTTGACATCTTTCCGCGAATCAAGCAACTCACCGTCATCATCGGCGCGGGCGACCTGCGCGAGATTGATGACGTGATACGCCCGGTCATCGAGGCCTGGGCGCGCAGCATCGGCTGCGACACGATGTTAATCATGGGCCGCCCCGGCTGGCAGCGGGCGCTTGAGGGCTACAGACGCACCGCGGTGGTGCTAGAGAAGAAACTATGAGCAAGATTTTTTCGTCCAAGAAGAAGGAAGTCTCCAAGACGGAGATTGATCCGAGGATCTACGACAGCGTGCTGCGGAACCTGCAGTTCGCCGAGGAGGTCTCGGCCATCCCGTACGAGCCGTACCGCGGGATGATGGTCGCGCCGTTCACGCGCGACTATATGGAGGGCGAGGCCGCGACGCGCCGCATCGCGCGAGAGGGCGGCTTCGTCCCCGAGGTGGAGGCCGCCGCGCGCAGCGCGCAGGCGCTGATGGGCTACCAGCCTGAGCGCATCAGCGCCGGCCAGATCGGGACCCAGTTCGGCGCGCGCGACATCGGCGCGTCGCTCGCGGGTGGCCCGGAGCGGGTCGCGGCGGGCGCCATCGGGACCACCTTCGGCGCGGCGCCCATCGGCGCGGAGCGCGTCGGTGCGGCCCTTGGGCGAGGCCCGGAGCGTATCTCTGCCGGCCGCGTCGGGACGACCTTTGCCCCCGGGCAGGTCAGCGCCGGCCGAGTCGGTACCACCTTTGGCGCGCGCGAGATTAGCGCGCCGGGCGCTGCGCCCACGGCGCAGGCGGCGGGCTTCTTGGACCAAGACCTTGGCCGCTACATTAACCCCTACGAGGCTGCCGTCACGCAGGCGGGGCTCGAGGACATCAGCCGCGCCGAGGAGCAGGCTCGAGGGACGCGATCAGCCCGCGCCACGGCGGCGCGTGCCTTCGGCGGATCGCGCGCCGCAATCGAGGAGGGCATCGCCGCCGGCGAGGCCGCCCGCGAGCGCAACCGCTTCGTGGCCGAGCAGCGCGCGCGTGGCTTCCGCGAGGCTGCGGCGCTGCGAGAGGCCGACGTCGGCCGCGAGCAGGCGGTGCGCCTCTCCAACCAGAACGCGGCGCAGAATGTGATAGAGCTCGCCCAGCGCGGCGAGATCACGAACCAGCAGCGCGACCTTGAGCTCGCTCGGCTTGGGCTTACGGGAGAGACGACGAACGTCCAGGCCGGCCTCGAGGCCGCGCGCGCGAACCAGCAGGCGCAGCAGGACGCGCAGCGGCTTGGGCTCACGGCCGAGACGACGAACGTCCAGGCGGCGCTTGAGGCCGAGCGCGCGAACCAGCAGGCGGTGCAGGATTACATGCGCATGGGCCTCACGGCAGAGGAGGCAAACCAGCGCGCCATGATGGACGCCGCTGGTCGCAACCAGCAGGCGGAGCTTGAGGCGCAGCGCCTAGGCTCAACCGCGCAGCAGTTCAATGTTGAGCAGCAGATGCGTGCGGGCCTCTCCAACCAGCAGGCGGTGCAGGACTACATGCGCATGGGCTTGTCGGCCGAGGAGGCCAACCAGCGGGCCATGCTCGACGCGCAGCGGATGGGGTCGACGGCGCAGCAGTTCAACGTGCAGACTGGCATGGAGGCCGCGCGCGCGAACCAAGCCACCGGCTTGCAGGGCGCAGAGTTCCGGCTTCGCGCTGGGGGCGACCTGGCGGGATACGGCCAGACGGCGCTCGCGAACCGGTACGAGTCGGGGCGGGCGATGATGGGCCTCGGCACGCAGCAGCAGAACCTCTACCAGCAGTTCCTCAACGCGCAGCGCGAAGAGGACCTCCGCCGGCAGGAGTTCCCGCTGCGGCAGCTTGCGATCCGGCAGGGCGCGGTGTCGGCGTCGCCGTACAACGTGACCCAGACCGGGACCGTGACGGGTCGCCAGTCGCCATTTGATATTGGTATGCGATTTGCTTCTATGATCCCGATGGGCGGAGCGCCCACTCCAGGCTCCGACGAGCGCATGAAGCGCAACATCGGCGGCATCAAGAACCCGCTCGACAAGGTGCGCCGCCTCAAGGGCATCGAGTTCGAGTGGGAGAACGGATACGGCGAGAATGAGGGCGAGGACAAGGGCGGCGAGGAGGACATGGGCATGTCGGCCCAGTCCGTCGAGCGCGCCATGCCCGAGGCCGTCTCGCGGCGCGAGTCGGACGACATGCGCCAGTATGATCTGCCGCAGGTGGTCGGACTGCTCACCGAGGCCGTGAAGGAGCTCGACAAGAAGGTCGGCGCCAAGCGCCGCGGGAGGGCGTGAGGTGGACTTTTTCAAGAAGCTGACGGACCGCGCGGCGCAGCGCAGGATTGACGCCGACGAGGAGATGTTCAAGCGCTACGGCACGCGGTACGCAGAGGGCACCGGCGTAGAGCGCGGAATCATGCGCCTTGCCGCGCAAAGCGAAGACGCTGAAGAGATGGACCTGACGCCGACCTTTAGGGCCAAGGTGGGCGAGCCCACCGGCGCCAATCCGCTTGATATCTACCGCAAGATGTACAGCACTTATGGCGGCCGCAAGACGCGCGGCCTGCTCTTTGATTGAGGACCACGAACATGGCAGAGAAAACAAAAAAGCCCGGATTTTTTAGCCGCTACATCGGCGGGCTGCTTGGCGAGGACGCTGAGTCCATGACCGAAGACGATCGCCGCCGGGCGACCTTGAGCTTGCTTGGCGCGATTGGCCGCAACTATTTGTCACCCGGCTCGGGCGACGAGTCGCTTGCTGCCATGCGCGCCAGCCGCGCCGCAGAGCGTGAGGCCGCCGGCCTCGCCCGCCGACAGGCCGCCGCCGAGGCGCTGATGCCGCAGGTGGCGGGGCGTCTCTTTGGTGGCTCAGCCGGGATGATTGAAAGTCTGCCCGGCCAACCAGAAGAGGAAAGTCGGTTGATGACCTCTCGCTACCGCATCGACCCGAGAGATGCTATGGCGCGGCTCACCGGAACGCAGGCGGGGCGCGACCTCGGCCAGATGGCGCCGGATCTTGCCAAGCTCGCCACCGAGGGCGCCCTCGGGCGCACGGTGGGCGGGTCGGTGTACAACCCGCTCACGGGTGGGTTCACGACGCCGCCCAAGGCGCCGGAGCCTAGGACCCTTATCAACGAGATAAAGCTTGGAGATAGAGTAATCGCCTATTTCAGCGACGGGACTAGCCAAGAGTTCGAGGTGGGAATGGAGCCCGGCGCGCGCGCGAGGGGAGGCGGTGGCGGCGCTGGAGGCGGTGCTGGAGGTGGTGGGGAAGAGAGCTTTGGAAAAGAGGACGCCACCACGCTGCGCAAAGAGGCCACGGCGCAGTTGTCCGAATACCAGAAATTCGGGGATGCGTGGGGGCGGGTGCAAGAGGCAGCCATGAACCCCAGCCCCGCAAACGACATCGCGCTGATCTTCGCGTATATGAAAATTTTGGACCCCGCCAGCGCGGTGCGAGAGGGCGAGTTTGCGACGGCGGCAAACGCCGGCAGCATCCCGCAAAGAGTCTGGGCTAGATACAACAAACTCATGCGCGGCGAAGAGCTTAATGCTGAACAGAGAAACGATTTCCTGTCATCGGCGTATGGGCTTGTCAGAAGCCAGCACAGAAACGCACAGCGAATCGTAGACAGATATGGCAACCTGGCTGCAGGTTACGGTGTCAATCCAAAAGCGGTGGCAGAGAATCCTCTCGCTTGGGCCATCGCGCCCAAAGTCAGCAATCAGCAAGAGTTTGACAAGCTGGCGCCGGGAACCTTGTTTGAAGATGCCACCACCGGTAAGTTGAAAGTAAAGCCGAGGTAAAAAACATGAGCGAAAAGAAAATGGATTGGAGAAACGCACCTCTGGCTGGCGCAGGTGAAGGGCCCGATGCCATTCAGATGACCCCAAGGCAGAAGGAAGAGAGAAAAGTTGGTCTCGCTCAACGCACCGCAATAGAGGGCATCACACAGGGAGTTTTCGGGATTCCCGCCTTTGCTGGCGACGTTTTGTTCGGAGCCGCTCCTAGCCTACTGACGCAAGCTTTCGGCGGCGAACCATACACGGGGAGCCGCCTGACCCCTTTTTCGTCTAGCGTTAGATATGCAGGCGAAAGCCTGGCGGATTTGCTAGGTAAGCCAAAGCCAGAAACTGAGGCGGAGAAAACAGCTGTTAGATATGGAACCACCGGAATTGCCGCCCTTGGCGGAGCCGGGGTGGCTACTCTTGCCTCAAGATTGCTTCCAAGGGCTGTTTCTGCGCCTCCCGTTTCTGGAAATCTCTTGAGGCCAAATGTGATCGCTCCCGCAGAACGCTCTAGGGTCGCAGCTGCAGAGCTTGGGGCCGCCCCGACGGCGCAGACAGGATCATCACTTGGCGGAGAGCTCGGCGGGGACATTGGCGTATTAGCGGCGGGAGATGACGCAGACCAAAAAAGATCCGCCGCATTCAGAACCGGCGGCTCTATTTTGGGCACTTTTTTGGGCGGGTCTACTGCTGGCGTGTCAAGTGCCGCAGGATCAACCGCCTCCCAGCCGTTTACTGCCCCAGGCAGAGATATCAGCGTCGGCTCGCTTTTAAGAAACATGGCGACCAACCCTGATCAAGCAATATTGAATCTTCAAAGGTCCAGAGCGAATGTCCCAGGAGTTCAGCCTTTGACAGCTGACTCTGCTAGAGATATCGGACTGGCAGGGTTTGAGACCGGCGTACGGTCTAGCGCTGACATGACCAACCTTATCGCCGCGCAGAGGCTTGCTAATGCGAGGGTGCTTCGCCAAGAGATGGACAGACTTGCGCGCACATCTGACCCTGCGGAGCGAGATGCAGTCATCAAAAAGATGCAGGATATCCGCAGCGAAATGACGAGGCCGATGCGCGAGCAGGCCTTTGCATCAATGGACGCAAACATATCTCCAGAATTAGCCCAGAGAGGGATTGCTCTTTCGATAGATGATGTGCTTAAAAAAATCAACTCTAGCGAAAGGGGCGCTGGAGAAGGCGCCGGCGCGGTCATTAATTGGACCCGTGGAAGGCTGAATGATGAGATTTTAGGCAAGAATGTTGAAGGAAACTTCTTCAAAAGGCTTTACGAAATTCGCAAGGATTTGCGTGAAAAAACCCTTGCACCTACAACTGACGAACAGACTCGCGCATTTAAGAGCGGGGCACCTGTAGCAGAGGACATAATCCGCGCAATCGACGATATCCTGGATTCGGCTGCTGGCGGAAATAAATCGTGGCAAAGTTATCTTGAAAACTTCGCAGAATCCAGCAGGCGCCAGGAGCGCATCGGATTGTTGCAGGATATTCAGCAGCGCAGCATAGGAACCACAGCAGACATTGAGTCTGGCAGGTTTATGCTATCTGCTCCGGCCATGACTAGAATCATAAGGTCTCGGCAAAGCGAAATAAATGACACGCTCACCAGCGTGCAACAAAAAAGGCTAAATAACATCCTTCTGGATTTGCAGCAGGGCTCGGCTCCTTCTGCGCCTGGCGCAAGGCCGCCAACGTCTGGAACCATAAAGAACATCACGATGGCAAACTTGATTGGCCGGACTCTTGGTGGACAGGCATCTAATTCTGCGGCCCTTCGTACGTTGATAAAGCCGCTCGAATGGCTGACAAATGTGCCAGAAGAAAAGGCTCAGGAGCTTCTGGTCCAAGCGATGATTGACCCAAAACTTGCGGCCCTTTTAATGCAGAAAGCAGACCCTAAAAATGTCACAACATTTAGCGATTCTCTGCGAGAGTCAGCCAGAGGGTCTATATATGCGACACCAAGAAGCGGCCTTTTAGGTCAAGGCGAATGACGACAGACGTGAAACGTTACAATGGCAAGGCCCGGCTCTATTAGAGCCGGGCTATCCAACAGTACCTGATGCGTGGTATACAGTCGCCGCTCGCCAGGCGTGCAATGATGTCGCGTGGCACCCGAGGGATCGCAACCTATGCCCCAGCAGCAGGACTCCTCTCGTCGGAAGACTGACCGCCACGCCCGGCTGCAGATCCCGCGTCGGTTCCAGCTGCACGGCCACGAGCTCACGGTGCGGATCATCCCGCGCACCCGGTGGCCGCACTCGATGGATACCGTCGGGATGTACGACCCGACCCGTCACCGCATCGACCTGCGGGGCGATCTGGGCGACACCGAGCTCCAGCAGGCCTTCTGCCACGAGTGGACGCACGCCCTGCTGTGCGAGATGAACCACCCGCTCAATCACGACGAAATTTTCGTGGACAACCTGGCGTCCTTGTTGCACCAGTCCAGCACGACATTTTCCACGACTAAAAAATGACCCCCAGGCGGCACCTAATCATCCCAGACGCCCAGATTAGGCCGGGCGCCAACACAGAGCATGTTGACTGGGCGGCGCGAGCAATCGTCGAGTACCAGCCGGATGTCATCGTCTGCATCGGCGACTGGTGGGATTTTCCGTCGCTCAACTCGCACAACGAGCCCGGCTCCGAGGAGCTCGAGGGCACCCGGTACCAGGAGGATGTCGAGGCCGGCAACGAGGCATTCCGGCGCCTGTGCGCGCCCATGCAGGCCGAGATTGACCGGCGCATCCGGGGCAAGCGCAAGTACTGGACGCCGCGCAAGGTGTTCGTGCCAGGCAACCACGAGGCCCGCGCCGACCGTGTGGCAAAGCGCGAGCCGAAGTGGCAGGGCACCATCGGCTCGCACAACTGCCAGACCCTAGACTGGGAGCGCCCGAAGTTCCTCGAGATCGTCGAAATCGACGGCATCAAGTATTGCCATTATTTCCCGAATCCGTTCTCGGGGCGCCCCATCGGCGGCACCATCACGAGTCGCCTCGGGCACATCGGCTCGTCGTTCGTGCAGGGGCACCAGCAGGGGTTCCTGTACGGCAGCAAGCAGTACCCCGATCATGTGAAACATGGCCTCGTCTGCGGCCGCTTCTACATCGACCACGAGGGCTACCGCCCGGACGATGTGCAGCGGTCGGAGTGGTCTGGCATCGTGGTGCTCAACGAGGTGCGCAGCGGAAACTACGACCTGATGCCGTTGTCTATGGACTACCTGCGCCGCAAGTTCGGCTGACCGCCGCGCGGCCTAGGCTAACGCTCCCTCGGGTCCACGCCGGCGAGCATCGAGGCGTACCAGAGCATCTTCTTGGCGTCCTGCTCCACGGAATCCTTCAGCCCCAGGCGCCAGTTATATTTTGCCACTTGGCCGCGTAAGTACCCGCGAAACTCGGTCGGCGAGAGCTGCGCCTCGATGGCGTCGATGCACTCAATCTCGCCGGCCTTGTAATGGTTCGGGTTAATGGGGTCGCTCATGTCATCACCTCCACGAGAAGCGCGCAGAACAGCAGGATGCCGATCGCCGCGATGATCGCGTCGCGCAGCAGCCGAAAGAAGGCGTCAAAGTCAGGCGGTCGTTCCATCACCATCCTCCACCGCATCCTCGAGGCGCCCGAGGATCTCGTCAAACTCCTGATCGGAGAGCTGCGCCTTGCCGGCGAGCGTGCACCACGCAGGGTCCATGCGGCGCAATGCGTCGCGGACTTCGGTCAGTAGTTCTAGGTGGCTCATATCGTCGTCTCCTTCTTCGGTCCAGAACACTCGCCCGCCCACATACGGGCGCAGCGGCCATCCACCATGCAGTCGGGGTAGCCGCAGCCGGCACGCTGCCCGCGCAGCCGCTCGAGCTCGGCGGCGTACTCGGCGCACCGCTCCATCAGCTCCTTGCACTTCGCCCGGTACTCTGACTCCGAGTGCGCGCGCGCGAGCCATTCCCTGTCCCAGTCGTCGAGTTCGATGGTCACTCTGAATCCTCCGCGCTGTGCCACTCATTCTGCCGGCGCAGGAACTTGGGCCACTCCAGCGCAGCCGTGAAAGAGCGATCCTCGATGAGCACATGGTTCGTCGGCTGCGCCGTGAACCGGCCGTTCTCCAGCTGAATGAAATAAAACTCCTTGCTCTGCTCTGGCGCTGCGCTGAATGCGTCGCCGACCGGGGCCAAGGTGAAGAGGTACATCCCGCGGCGCTCCGACTTGTCCTGCAAGCGCGCGCGGCAGTTCATGCTCTGCAGGAACGGGTATTCGATGGTAGAGAACTGGTACCCGTAGCAGTCCCAGGTCGCGGCCTGCGCCGGCGTCCACGGCTCGTCGACATCATTGCGAGACGCGAGCTGGTGCAGCGGAACATTGCGGTAGACCGCGCCGCACTCGAGCAGCACATGGCACCCGAAGGCGCGCCCGGGGAAACTCGTGAGCCCAAACCAGACCGCCCGCAGCCAGCCGTGGTCGCCGATCGCGTTGGGCTCGATCCAGACATATTGATGGGTGGGCAGCGGGCCGGCGTGTGTGTGTAGCGTCATAAGGTACCGGCTGTCTGGACGGGGCCGGGCTCCGAAGTGGGTATCGCCAGACTCGAGGGTGGATCAGGCCGCTCTCTTCTTGAGCCTCTCGTTCAAGTCGTGCAGCGCCCGCAGGTGCAGGAACGCCGGCCAAGCGTCGTCGTCCAGGCTCGGGTAGTAGTGGTGGCCGAAGTCACCGTTCTCCTTCGAGAACCGCAGCAGGTGGTACCCGCCGTCGATCCGGTTCCCGGTCGTCTCCTCGTACGCCTTGGCGTAGGCCGCCAGCTGGCACAGCATCTCCGGCCAGACCGAGTTCGAGGTCTTGAAGTCCCCGAGCACGAGCTTGCCGTCGAGGCGGCCGATGAAGTCGAGCGTCCCGCCGTATCGGTGCGCCTCGCTGATGACCTTTACCTCGCAGTCGATGATCTCGAGCTGCGTGCCCTTACACCAGAACTCGAAGGCCGAGTACGCCGACGATGCGCGCGCGCGGAACGACACCGGGTCGGTGACGGTCTCGGCGGCGATGCTCTTCTCGAGCACCTCCATCGGAGACCCGCCCTTTACCCAGGCCTCGCACATGCTATGGACGCAGGTGCCGATGGCGAGCACATCGTTGCCCTCGTACAAGCCAACAGGTGCGTCCTTGCCCTGCCCCTCCAGCAGCCCGTGCTCGCGGCCCTGCTTATACGCCCAGTTGATGAGCGCGCCGGGGTCCTTAATCTTGAGGACCGTGGTGACGCTCGGGATCTTCTTCCCGTCGCTTGCCTTATAGCCTTGTCGTGGCGTGGGCATGGTCAGAACGCCAGGTCGTCGTCGGCGAAGTCCGACGCCAGCGCCGCAGGCGCGGCGGCAGGCTTCGGGGCGGGCTTCGGCGCGTCGACGATGCGATTCTGGATTTTCTCCTGCATCCACCCCGGGAGCTTGTCGAAGAGTGCGCCGTTCGGCTCGTCGGTCGAGTACACCAGCGCCTCGCCCTCCATCACCGGAGCCGGTATCGCCTTCGGCAGCGGCATGATGGACGTGAGGTTGGCATACGTCCGGTCGCCCTTCACCGAGTGCGTCACGTTGATGAAGGCCGGCTTGCCGCAGATTTTCGATAGGTCGAACTTCTTGAGTTCCTCCGGCGTAAACGCCCGGCCGCGCCACGAGGTCAGCAGCGCGTAGAGCGTGCTCTTCTCGTTGAGTGAGAGGCCGACGGTGCGCGAGATGACCGCCGGCAGGCTCTTAGTCTCGCCGTCCTTCGTGATCTCGACCCGGATCTCCGGTATCTGGAACCGCAGCACCACGGTCCTTTTCGGCGCAAACTGGCCGCCGGGTGACGGCTGGACGCCAAGGTCCACCACCATGTCGCACACGGCCGCATACGCACCCGCCTCGATGGGCTTGCGGGGCTCGAAACTGCCGCCAGAGGCGGCGCTAACAAACAGACTCATCGCTTCTCTCCTTCTTGGGTTGTTGAATCGACTCTTCGGATCTCGACCACGCCGTCGTGGCCCGTAAAAATGGAAAGCCCAGAGAACCGCAGCGCCTGCGCCAACTCTCCGACGCTGACGCCGCAGAGTCGCGCGCGGGTCGGGGCGGTGACGCTCGCGGCGTCCACGCGCAGACCCATCGTGCGCTCCAAGCTCTTGTAGAAGTTATCGACCGGGGCGCTCATACGAACCACCGCGAATACTTGCCCGGCTGCACGACGCGCGCGCGGATGGTCGGGTGCGGCAGCCGCTCGCGGCGGTCGCGTAGGCACGGCCACGGCGCGGGGCGCGCGTACATGAAGAGCGCCAAGACGCTGAAGAACAGCAACGCCAGAAGCCCGACGGCTGCGCAGAAGGCGGTCTCGAAGGGAGTCATGCGGCCACCTGCGCGGCGGTGCGAGCTGCGATGTTGGCCTCGGCGCGAGCGCGCGCGGCGGCGTACATCGGGTGATCGGCGAAGAGAACCGCGCGGCCTTTCTCGAAATAGTCCGACATCGAGTCGGTGTTGTTGACGTAGGCGTCCTGCAGGATGCGGCCAAGCGAGCGGTCGTAGTCCTTGGCGTACAGCGTCACGCAAGCGAGGCCGTCGGTGCGGTTGTCCAAGCTGTAGAACACGCGGGCCTTCTCGGTGCCGTTCGTGACGTGGTGCTTGTTGAACTTGATCATCTGTCTGTCTCCTTCTATCGCTTCCGGTCGGCAACATCGCCGCCCGTGGAAAGGATAGTGGCACAGCAGAAAACGGATTACAACCCCCCGGTGTAAAATATTTTCATACCCCCTTCCGTGGCCTATACCGAAGGTTGTACCATGTCAACATGAGCAGGAAAGTCACGCCGCAACACGCGGCCATCATCTACGCCGTGGACAAAGCCGGGGGCCAGTCGGCCCTCGCCAGAGTCCTGCGGATTAGGCCACAGGCCGTCCAGAAGTGGTGCGCGCGCGGCAGCGTCCCGGCGCTGCGGGTGCTTGCCGTAGAGGCCGCAACCGGTGTATCACGCAAGGCCCTGCGGCCGGATATCTACCCATGACCAAGCCAGACCTCACCGCCGTCGTGCCCGTCGAGCGCGTCCTCGAGCTCGCCAAGCGCGTCCCCGTCTTTCCCTGCCGGCGGCGCGACGAGGCCGACCAAAGCGGCCGCACGCTGCGCGCCAAGTCGCCCCTCACCTCCAACGGCTTTAAGGCCGCGACGCAAGACGAGGCCCAGATCAGGCGCTGGTGGAGCGAACGCCCAGACGCCCTCGTCGGCGTCCCGACCGGCTCCGTGACCAGAATCGTGGCCGTGGACTACGACCACAAGAGCGCAGGACAGGCCGCGCAGGACTGGATCGCCGAGCACCAGGACGTGCTCATCTCCACCCGGGTACACCAAACCGGCGGCGGTAGCGGCGGCCGGCACTATTTGTTCAGCCTGCCGCCCGGCGTCAAGATACGGGGCGGCGTCTCCGTCACGCTCGGCAAGGTGCGACGCGACGGGCTCGACATCCGCGCCGAGGGTGGCTACATCGTCTGGTGGCCGCTGCATTTCGGCCAGCAGGGGCCGGTGGGCGACATCCAGCCGCTGCCGGCCGGGCTCATCGACGAGCGCCGCATGGACCTCGAGCTGCCGGCCGAGGTCGCCAAGAAGCTGCCGCCAAAGCCCGGCACCAGCCAAGACTTCCAGCGCGACCTGCCGCGCGTCACCGAGGCGATCGCCTACATCGACCCCGCCGGCTACGACGCCTGGCTGATGGTTGGCATGGCGCTGCACCACGCATCGGGCGGCGCAGACGACGGCCTCGAGCTCTGGGACTCGTGGAGCTGCGGCGGCATCACCGGCGAGCTGCCGGCATCCTACGCCGGCCGCGCCGACATCGAGTACCGGTGGCAGTCGTTCCACCTTGACCGCGGCGGCGGCGTCACGCTCGGCTCCCTCTTCAACGCCGCCCGCGCCGGAGGCTGGGCGCCAGTCTCGGAGGCCGTGCGCATCGGGCCGCCGCAGCGGGAGGAGCCGGGGCCAGACTATAGCGACGTCCCAGAGGCCAGGGGCATGAGTCGCAACCTCGAACCAGAGGTCGCAACTACAACGGCCGGCGGCGCGGGCGCAACGACCGGCCGCCGGCTCACGCTGCGCGCCATCGGCGAGATCGTCGCCGAGCGGCGCGAGGCCACCTGGCTGATCCACAACGTGCTCGAGGCGAACGTGCTCGCCGTGCTCGCCGGGCCGCGCGCGTCGTTCAAGTCGTTCATCGCCCTCGACTGGGCGATGCGCATAGCCGCCGCCGGCAACCCGGTCGTCATCCTCTCAGGCGAGGGCGCGGGGCTCGGGCGGCGCGCTGAGGCGTGGGTGCAGGAGCACGGCAACGGGCGCACCCTCAGCGAGCTGCGGCTGCTCGCGCTGGAGTCGGTCGCCAACCTCAACGCCGAGGCGGACATGGGGTCGCTCCAGCAGGGCATCGACGAGGCCGGCATACGACCGGCGCTGATCATCGTGGACACCTTCAGCAAGTTCTCCGCCGGGCTCGACGAGAACTCGAACCAGGAGGTGGCCGAGTACCTGTCCAAGCTCACGATCGGGCTGCGGGAGCGGTACAGCGCCACGGTGCTGCTCGTGGCGCACTCGGGCCACGGCGACAGCAAGCGCCCGCGAGGCGCGTCGGCGCTCATGGCCAACCCGGACGCCGAGTACATCGTCGAGCGGCCCGATGTCCAGGCGATGGTCGTGAACGTCACCCGCGAGCGCTTCAAGGACACCGCCAGCATGGCGCCGGTCGCCTACGAGGCCACCGAGGTCGATCTCGGGCGCGCCGACAAGTACGGCGAGCGGGTCAAGTCGCTGGTGATGCGCGAGACCGCCGCGGCGGGGCGCAAGGAGCGCGAGCCGATGCCGCAGGGCAAGGCGCAGCGGCAGCTGTTGACGGCGCTGAGGGAGCGCCAAAAGGGCAGCGACTCGGAGATGATCTGGTCGCTGCCGGACCTGCGGCAGATCGGCAGGGAGGCGGCGATGAGCAAGACGACCGCCCACGCGGCCGCCGAGGCGCTGGCCTTTTCGCCCTTCATGACGGGCACCGTCGGGGGCTACAAACTGTCGAGGGAGGGCAAGTAACTGTGGCAAAAATGAGACAGAATCAGGTACGAAAAGTACGAAAGGTACGAAATGTACCCGTTCGTACCGTACGAACCGGGTACGAAAGGTACGAGAGTCCTTTAGGACTCGTACCTTTTGTACCGTACCCGGCCTTGGAACTTGAACCAGCCAAGACAGACACGGCCTTCGGCCGGAGGATGGTCGACGGGCTAGGTGAGGAGGGGTTCCGGGTGGCTAAGACCTTCCAAGCCCACTTCGGGGCCAAGGTCGTCCACTACCGCGACCAGCACGGCGAGGTCGGCACCGACCCGAGGTGGCCGGCGTGAGCCAGCAGCGAATCGACCTCAACCACACCGGGCCGCTCGAGTGGATGGATGACCCGTTCTGGGACAAGGCGTCAACGGATGGCCGGTTCTGTATCCGGGGGCAGCGGGTGGGCGATACGGTCGAGTATGTGGTCTGGCGCATGGGAGCCGACGGGCGGGTGATCCCGCGGTGGCTCGGGGTGACTTCAACCTTCGAAGAGGCGGCAGAGCTCGCCGAGAACGCGAGAGGCGAGAAGCCGCCCAGCATCAACCTGCTTTGGAAGGTGGCGGATGAAAAAGGTCGTTAAGCTCTGCCCGGTCTGCCTGACCGAGAACACGGGCGGGCTGCCTCACCGGCACCATCGAGAGGGGCACCGGAAGAAGTCGCGCACGATCGAGCAGATCAGCGAGATGGCGCGGCAGACCATCGAGGCCAACCAGGTGCGAGTCATCGTGGCACAGGCCGTCGATGAGTCAAGGCAGCCGGAGCCGTGGGCCGACAAGCGCACCCGGTACCATCGAGCCTACTACCAGGCGAACCTCGAGCGTCGCAGGGAACAGACCCGGCAGAGCAAGCGAGACCAACGGATGCGGCGCCGGCTGCGTCCATTGATTGCTGGCCTATGCTATGCGGTAGACTTGGGCCGATTGACTGCGAGGTGGTGATGGGCATCAGACAACGACAACGCGGCGCTGAGACCGAGCGAGAGGTCTGCGACAAGATTAGCCAGGCGACCGGATGGGTCGTGAAGCGTGAGCTTGGGCAGGCTCGAGACGGTGGCTGCGACATTCGACTTGGCCGGTTCGTGGTCGAGGTGAAGCGACGCAAGAGCATCGCGGTCTACGATTGGGTCGACCAGGCGAAGGCAGCGTGCGCGGCTTACGAGATCCCGGTGGTCATCTGCCGGGGCGACAAGCGTGAGTTCCTCGTGGTGCAGCCCTTGGAAGATTGGCTGAAGATGGCAAAGGCCGAGCTGCCCGACAGATGAAATGCCCGAAGTGCTCCAAGCCTAGCGAGGTCGTGAAAATTTACCAGTTCCCGACCGAGGCGAGGCGTCGGCGGGAGTGCCTGACCTGCGGCCATAGATTCACGACCTCAGAGAAGCTCTGGCGCAGGGTCTACGCCGAAGAGATACGCAACCGACCGTCTCCTCGAGCGACGCGGCAAGAGAGACCGGAGCCTGTGAAGCGGCGCTGGTCTAACTTCGACGTGGTGCCGGTGGATGGTTACGACATGGACTACGAAGACGTCAGCACCTATGTGCATGTGAGCGACTGATGGCAGGGACACCAATCAAACGGGCGAGGCGGGAGAAGGCGCTGGCGGTCATGGAATCGCCGGCCTTCTGGGACCAGCTCTGGATTCATCTCGCCGAGGGCAACAGCCTGTCCTCGTTCGTGAAGGGCAGCGAGATCCCTTATCAGCTCTTGTGGGAGACAATCCAGTCCGATCCCGCGAGGCATGAGAAGTTCGAGCTGGTGCGGACTGCGCGTGCCCTGGCGAACGCGGAGCGCATTGAGGCGCTGGCCGACCAAGTGGAGCAGGAACAGATCGACCCGAACGCCGCGAAGGTTGCGATGGGTGCGAGGCAATGGCTGGCCGAACGGATGGACCCGAAGCGCTGGGGAAACAAGATCCAGAGCGACGTGCGTATCACCGACACGACGGCGCTGCACCTTGCTGCGGTGCGCGACCTGATGCGTACCGTGAGCGTGCAGGAACCCGAAAAGCTGACAGATGACGCATCGACGCCGACGGTCCCGCGCGCGTGACTCATTGAACCGGCCTGTGGATAACTCTGTGGATAACCTGTGGATAACCTGTGGATAACTCACGGCCTGGCGATCAGCACGCGCTCGGGCACCGATGCGCAAGCGCACGCACGGCGCAAGTGCTTGATTCGCAAGGGGTTGCGGCGCGTAGTGCGTATAACACCCATTATGTTAAATCGGGGCGATTGTGACCGCCCTGCGGACAATCCCCCCCCTCAACGACGGGGGCGCGCGTAAGTGCTTGATTCTCCTAGGGTCGGGGCGCCGGGCGATTCCGGCCGCCCGCCAGACCCCCCCCCGGGGGGTGGCCCCCGCCGGGGGGTCGGCGCTTGCGTAACCCCACACGGACCGTATGAAAAATTCTGAAAACCCGTACTTCGCCTTCGTCAAACGCTACCACGCGGCCCCTGTGGCCTTCGTGGAGGAGGTCCTAGGCGTAACCCCAGACCCGTGGCAGCGTCGCCTCCTAGAGCTTCTGGCGGCCGGCGAGCGCAAGATCAGCGTCCGCTCCGGCCACGGCACCGGCAAGTCCACCGTGGCCTCGTGGGCCATGCTCTGGTTCATGCTCACCCGCGTCCCGGTCAAGGTGGTCGTCACCGCCCCCACCGCCTCGCAGCTCTTCGACGCCCTCTTCGGCGAGTGCCGCCGGTGGGCCAAGCTCCTGCCGCCGGCGGTGGCCGAGCTGCTCGAGATCAAGTCCGACCGCATCGAGCTGAAGGCGAGCCCGGAGGAGGCCTTCATCTCGGCGCGCACCAGCCGCGCGGAGCAGCCGGACGCCCTGCAGGGCATCCACGCCGAGTATGTGCTGCTGGTGGTGGACGAGGCCCCGGGCGTATCCGAGGCGGTCTTCGAGTCGGCGGGCGGCTCGATGTCCGGCCACAACGCCACGACGCTGCTGCTCGGCAACCCCACCCGGACGCAGGGTTACTTCTACGACACCTTCCACCGGCTGTCCGGCGAGTGGAAGAACCTGCACGTCAGCTGCCTCGACTCGCCCCGGGTCTCGGAGGATTACGTCGCCGAGATGTCGAGCCGCTACGGCGAGGGCAGCAACGCCTACCGGGTGCGCGTGCTGGGCGAGTTCCCGGTGGCCGACGACGACACCCTGATCGGGCTTGAGCTCGCCCAGTCGGCGGTGGACCGTGACGTGGTGCAGAACCCGGGCGCGCCGGTGCTCTGGGGGCTGGACGTGGCGCGCTTCGGCGCGGACTCCTCGGCGCTATGCAAGCGCCAGGCGAACGTGGTCGTGGCGCCGGTGAAGACATGGAGGGGCCTCGACCTGATGGCGCTGACGGGGGCGGTGATGCACGAGTGGGAGAGCACCGACCACCGCGACCGCCCGGTCGAGATCCTGGTGGACAGCATCGGCCTTGGCGCGGGCGTGGTGGACCGGCTGCGGGAGCTGAAGCTGCCGGCGCGCGGGATCAACGTCGGCGAGTCTCCGGCCTTCAAGGGCCAGTACATGAACCTGCGCGCGGAGCTCTGGGGCAAGGCGAAGGCGTGGCTCGAGGCGCGCGACTGCAAGCTGCCGCGCGACGAGCGCCTGGTGAATGAGCTATCCTCGCCGCGCTACTCGTTCATGTCGAACGGGAAGCTGCGCCTTGAGGGCAAGGACGACATGAAGCGCCGTGGCCTTGCGTCGCCCGACGTGGCGGACGCCTTCGTGCTGACCTTTGCGTCTGAGGCGGCGACGGGCGGCGGCGTGTACGCGCCGACATGGCAAAAGGCGGTCAAGCGGCAGATCCGGGGGGTGGTATGAACTGGCGGGATTTCTTTTTGGTGGACCCGTACTCGGGCGCGAAGATAGTCGAGCACGACCTGCAGGGCTGGGGGTCGGACGACCCGATGTTCGAGCAGGTCCTGGCGGCGGTGCGCCCCACGACCATCATCGAGGTGGGCTCGTGGAAGGGGCGCTCGGCGGCGAACATGATGGCGATCTGCAAGCGTCTTGGGCTAGATGCGACTTTGCTTTGCATCGACACATGGCTAGGCTCGCTCGAGAACTACGACCGCCACGACGGCGAGAACAAGTGGCTGCATGAGGCACTGCGCTTGGATGTTGGCTACCCTAAGCTGCATCAATTGTTCGTCTCCAACATGAAGCACCTTGGGCTAGAGGATCGCGTCATACCCCTCCCCCTACCCGCCTCCATCGCAGCGCGTGTCGTGGCCGAGAAAAAAATTCTGGCGGACGTGATCTACATCGACGGCTCGCACGACTACGAGGATTGCAAGGCGGACCTCGCAAACTACTGGCCGCTTCTGCGCCAGGGCGGGATTCTGTTCGGGGACGACTACCAGGCGTGGCCCGGCGTGACGCGCGCGGTGGACGAGTTCTGCGACGCGCACTTCCTGCACCGCTCTGTCGTGCGCCGCTCGGGCAAGTTTGCCTTCGGCAAGGACCGCGGCGTGGAGGGCATCGCGTGAAGTATTACTGCATCACGCTCTCCGAGACCCCGGAGCGCACCGAGCACGCCCGCGCGCAGGCCGCGAAGGCCGGCATCGAGTTGGATTTCATCTACGGCATCTTCGGCAAGACGATGCAGGTGAAGTCCGAGATCCCGATGCACTCGGACTATTTCGTGACCCGCGGCGCGACGTGCCTGGTCTTGTCGTGGCATATCGCCTGGCAGATTGCGTGGCGCGAGGGGCACGAGGAGTTCGTGATCTTCGAGGATGACTTCATCCTGCCGGATAACTTTGCCGAGCGCTGGGCGCAGATGCGCGCCGAGGTGCCCGAGTGGTGCGACCTGGTGTACTTGAACTCGTGCTGCACGGACCAGAAGCCGGCGAAGAAGGAGTCGGCGAGCCTGTGGGAGATCAAGTACCCGCTATGCACGGCCGCCATCTGGCACCGACGACGCGCGATCCCGACGCTGCAGATGTACACCAAGCCCGCGAACACGCCGGTGGACATCCTGCTCGAGTGGCACGCGCTGCCGCACCTGCGGGTGCTGACGGCGGTGCCGCCATTGGTCTCCCAGGCAACGCAGGACCTTGCGGTGCCGATGCCATCGACCATCCACATGTGAGGTACTCGTGAATGCTAAAGCCAAGCGACGTGGCGCGGTTCCAGCGCCGGCTCGACAAGAAGTCCCCCGAGAAGCCGCAGCCCCCGGAGCCGCCGAAGGGTGGCGGGAAGGGTGCGCCGCCTCCGCCCTCCGGGAAGAAGGCAGCCTAGTCCTATCGGAGCGGCTGCCGGCGGGGCGCTTCGTGCGCCTCGAGGTGCCGTGCGCGCCGATGCTGCCGTGTAACCCGTCGGTGGCCGTCGGCCCGGGCGGGGAGTTGCGGTGCCTCATCCGCGCCGTCAACTACGAACTCGGCGAGACGGACGGGATCTGGTTCCGGGACGACCCGGGGCCGGATACGGTCAACTACATCGCCGACCTTGGCGATGACTTGTCGCTGGCGCGGGTCGAGCGCGTGGACGACGCCTCGCAGCGTGTCTCGCGGCTGCCGTGCCGGGACGGCTTAGAGGACGGGCGGCTTTTTTGGTTCCGCGGCCGGTGGCGCTTTACGGCCTCGGGGCTGCACCACGGCCCCCGGGTGCGCACGACGATGGCGCTCTGCGCCTTGGATGGCCGCCTGGTTGACGAGCTTGAGTTTCTGCACAGCCCGCACGCCCGGGAGATGGAGAAGAATTGGATGCCGCGCGCCGACGGCGACCGGCTTTCGTTCGTGTACTCGCACCACCCGGCAGAGTCGTACCAGCTGCTGCCGGCGCGGGAGAAGCTCTGCTTTGAGTCGTTCCCCGAGCTTGGCGGCTGGTCCGGCGGCTCGCAGATCATTCGCCACGGCGACGCCTGGGTCGGGGTGGTACACCAGCGGCGCAAGGAGCGCGGGCGGGTGTACTACGCGCACCGGCTGGTGCGCTACGACGACAAGCTGATGCCGGCGCACGCCGGGCGGGAGTTTTACTTCCGCGGCGCGCAGGTCGAATTCTGCGCCGGGCT